CCATGTTGAAGATAAAAATTTCCGAATTGAAAACGGAAAAATAGTTAGAGATGACGCACACCAAGGAGGTTTTTGGGATACCCCCGAATTACATTTCGAATGCTCAAATGATAGAGAGCACAAAACCCCAAAATATGAAAAATGGGAAAAACCCATTAGAGATGAATTTTACAGAGGAGTATATTATGACCAATAAAGAATGTTTGCCTGATATTCAATGCAGCATGCCCGAAGTTAAAGCTCCAATTAAACAGGTTGGAGTTGAGAATGTTGAGGTTCCTTTTCGATTAGAATCTAAGTATGGAGGTTTTCATCAGCTGAACGCAAATGTTACAATGATGACTGATTTAGATGAAAAGACGAAAGGAATCTCAATGTCCAGATTAATAAGGACATTACAACCTTATTTAGATCTTCCATTAAAGAGTAAGTTAATTAAAGAAATAATTAAAAATCTTCTAGAAAATGTTGGTGGTTCATCAGCATTTATGAGATTTCAATTTAGAATGCCAGTTAACAGAAAGTCAATTAAATCAGACAACTCATTTCCTATTTACTATCAATGTAAATTTGAGGGGCAAATACATCATCGAGAAGATTTTAGTCAACTTTCAGATGGAACCAAACATTACTTTTTCAGATTCTTTCAAGGTGTGAGAGTTCAATATGCATCCTACTGCCCTTGCTCAGCAGAACTCTGTGGGGCATTAGATGGAAAAGGATTTCCACACAACCAAAGATCGTTTGCCCACATCTTGATTGAAAATGATACAGATGGAACTGATTATATTTGGATAGAAGATATAATCGAAGCAGTTGAGAATAATATATCTACATTACCATATCCAATAATAAAACGAGTCGATGAACAAGAAATTGCTAGAGTTGCAGCAGAAAATCCAATGTTTGTCGAAGATGCAATTAGAGTAATTTCAAACTCAGTTGATCAAATACCTGGAGTTATTGATTGGGTTATTAAGTGTATTCACGAAGAATCAATACATACTTCTGAAGCAGTTGCAGTTAATTGGAAAGGAGTTCCAGGTGGTTTTGATGGAAGGCGGTATATATGATTCAAGTTTCAATCTCATATGGATTCGGGGAATATAACCGATATAATAGTGAAAACATTCCAGATAACATTCAATTGGCATTATATAAATATGAAAATTTTAAAGAAGCTGACTTGGACTTCTTAGCACAAAATAATATAAACGTGAATGTGGTTCACCTTCCTTTAGATACCCTAAGACGAGATATTGGCGAGATTTTTGATTTAACGAATCTCATTAACAGAAAAGTAAAGACAAAAAAATTCGTCATCCACCCAAATAAATTTATAATATCATTTTTAGATTACTTTATTGAATCAATGGGAGAATATCCTGAATATATGTTATGTATTGAGAACTTTCAATGGAGAAAAAAGAAAGTCTTAAGATCACCGTTAGAAATATTAGAATGGTGTATTAAATATCCAAATCATATCGGAATGTGTATTGACACATCACATACAGAAGAAATATGGTTTGACCATAAGATCATAACACATCTATTAACCCCACATACAAAAGTAATTCATTTATCAAATAGAAATAAAAAAGAAAGAAAGCAACATATGCCATTTAATTCAGGAAATGGAGATTTGAACCTGATGGCATTCGTAAACCATTTGAAATTTATTAAATGGAATGGTGACCTTGTTCTTGAATATATGGCTGAGCACAGGGATAAAATTTACAAAAATTATTTATTCTTAAAGGAGCATTTGAATGGATAGAGATAAATTGATGGAGAACATTTGCAATCTCTACAAGAAAGAGCGAGAATATCAAAGGTGCGCTCACGGGGACTATATTAATGTTGAAACTTTAAATTTAGGAAGCTTTTTAGTATTGATTGAAACATACTTAAATAAATCTAAAACAAGTTACTCCGGCCCTTGGACGAATAAAAGACCAGACTGGTTAATTAATTGCAGAGAAAACATAATCGAAGAATTTGCCCCAGTGGAAGCATATGAGGAATTAATAAAAGTCTTCGCTCTAGCGGGGGCAGCATTGGAAACATATGCAGCTATAGATCCAGAAAAATGGCGAGGAAATATTGAGGAAGATCTCAAAAAATGGGAAAAGGAGAAGGAGTAAAATGGAAAATTTAAATGAAATGATCCAACAAGAAACAGAAGAAGTTCCAGAATTCAATTCAGAAGCTGGGAATCTTCAAACAGAGGAAGTGGCCGAAGAAGCTGTAGCTGAAGAAGCACAGGATTCAGGTAATCTTACAACTATTCCAATTACAACTTTGGGGCTCTGGTTTGCTCAATATAGAGATGGAATACCCAATGTTCATCAACTTCAAGCACAGATTCGTGGAGTTAATTCAAATGAAAATCTTATCGTTTCAGTTGATAACCCGAATGGTGATGAAATGGAACCAGGAGTTGTTAAAAGATCTTTGAGATTGTTTGATAATGCAGCTGTTCAACCAGTATTAAATTTACCTCCGGCAAACATGAAAGTTTATAATAATAACACCTTCCGAATCGTCTATAGTTTAACAGATGATATTATAGTTAAAATGTATGGTGTTAAAACAGGTTTGATTGCGATGTTCTCATTTGCAATTGATGGGGGCATGCTACCTTATGCTAAAGTGGTCTCTAAAAAGAGGGATGAGTCTATTCAAATTCCGCAAGGGAACTTAGCTGGCTATATACAAAAATTAACGGAACCGATTGATCTTGAAACCCTACAACTTCTGTACAGACAGAGTTCCAAGACTGAAACAACATTCACAACAAACAGGGATGCCATCAATTGGTTGTTAGCTCGCCAGGACAATATTACAGATATCAATCACCATCTGGAGATTGATAGAGTGATTATGACTCTACTGAGGTAAACAAATGTTTGGGTGGGATAAGTGCCCCTCTAATTCCCACCCAAACATAATCAAGGAGATTTTATGAAAATCAATCCCAATTTAAAATTAGTTTTGAATGAAGTGTATGTTTATGATATTGAATCCTGTCATTATACATTGATGAAAAATAATGGATTTGATTTAGGGGATGTGGATCCAAACGATAAACTTGCAAGAAATATTGCAATTGGAAAAATGATGCAACAGAATCCCAGAATAACAGATTTTTTAAGATCAACAACTACTGCATTAATTGATGAATATATAACTGCAAATGAAATTGAAGATAATGATATTGTCATTAGACAATATGATGGTCTTCTTCTCACTAAACTTCTACATAAAAATAACATACAATCAATTCCCTTAAATTTGAGAAAAACTTTTGATGTATTCATTACGTCGATAGATAAAAGTATGTATATTGCAATTGCAACAACAAATTCTATTTCAGTCAAAGGAGTTCCTCTTGTATATTCACGTATGGAGGAGATGTATAAAAAAATATGCCAGTTAAATTTTGCAAATAAACCCTATTTGTTTAAAGGATTAGAAAATATAAAAAGAACAATTCTAGATTCAAATGATGTAAATTTATTCGCAATTCCGAATAAAAATAATAAATTCAGCATTTTTCTTCTAGGATATGGGGAAATGGAAATTTCTCAAGGAACAATTAAATTAATGGATACAGATGAAATTGACAAGATGAGATATTTCAATATTTATCTATCTCCATTTACAAAAAGCATTGTTGCTGAATTTGCATAGGAGGTTGAATGAAGATATTGAATATAGCGGCAGGGAAGTCGTGGCACCTACATGATGTTATAAAGGATATTAATTTACATCCTTTATTTGTAGTTAATTTAGATACAATGTATTATTCTCATACATTACCGGATGTTATTGAGCAATCCCTTCATCATTGGGATAATTTAATAGACCAAGATAATAAAGTATACTATTGTAAACAAGATGCGTTTGAATTTCTAGAGAGGACTCAACTTGAATTTGATATTATTACAATGTACAGATTCCTTGAGCATATATCTTTTACTCAAGTATTATACTTTATTTATCTCGTATCAACTTGTATTCATCCTGGTGGAGTCGTCGATATAATTGTTCCGAATTATCATACATTAGCAGAAATTCTTTTGAAAGAGACCGTTTATGATATAGAATTTGAAAAACAAAATATTTTATTAACAACTGAGTTGTTGAATGAACCATCTTGCCCGCATGCTTCAATTTGGACTCCCGAGCGAGCAAAATATTTCTGGGAATATGAAGGCCGATTTTCTGTTCCGGAAGATAGTATAGATCCACATTTTGTATACGATGGTCGGAATATATACTTAAGATTTAAAGCAGTGAGATTATGATGATAAAAAAATTTAAACCAGCTGATGGTTTATGCGGGGGATTCATTATTAATAAACAAAATTCATATCATAAAACTCTTTATATGGCAGACCTTATGATAGCATTAATAAGGGATACGGAAAATTCAGAAGAAAGATATGTAAAAGTAATAAAAAATAGAAATGGAAAAAACGGAAAAGCAGATCCACAACAAACTATTGAACTTTGTAGTCGGTTGATTGCTATGTCCATATTTGGTGACACTTCGTTAAAACTATTTCGACTTGAATTAGAAGAAGAAATAAAGAAAACAATAATGAAAAAAATAGGAGACGCGCATGACCCCTTTCACAGAAAGAGCTCAGAACATGGGTCTTGATGACTCAATGTCCTACAAAGGTTTATACACTTATGAAGATCGCTATGGAAAATTAGCGTATCGCCCACTATGTGCCCCAGCCACTCCGGTTGATGATGCAAATGGTTCACACCCAACTGATGCAGCACCGTCAACCTTGCTTGGTATTTGGACTGCACTTCCTGGTTCACAAAATTATAACTATATCAGTTATGTTTCTCAAATATATAAATTTTTGGGAAATGCTACTCTGGCCGACAGATTAAGAAATTCATTAGAAGAAGTCGGAAGCCCTATATTGAGAATTGCCACACATCTATCATCCGATTTAGCAAAATTCAGAGAAGAAGTTATTTTACAAAGTAGCCAAAGTTCACCACAAGCTGGAGATATTCGTCCAGTTATGATAGCATCAAATAGTTATGATGGAACCAGAGCTGCAACTGTTGGTTTCGGAATTGCAGTTGATGGTGGAGAGATAATCGGAGATACAATTTTCGGATTCTCAATGGGGGAAATGAGAATGGTTCATATTGAGAGTTCAACGACCAGACTAACCTCAGGAATAAATCAATATATGCAAGTATTTAATGAGAATATTCTAGAAATGATCAATATGAGTTTTAATACGCAACTTACACAAGAACAGATGTTTGGAACTCTTGATATTATTGAAAAGTATGGTAAAAAAAGAAGAGCTAGAATATCAGAAATTTTAGCTGATCTCCAACCAGCTCCAAGAGAAGGAGAAACTCCTCCATTGCCAAGCGCCTGGAATGTCTTTTTAGCCATTGCTAGATATTGTGCACTAGAACCAAATTTGAATATGAAAAGAATGCTAGAAAATATTGCAGAAAGCGTTTTGGTTGTTCCGACCAGAATGTTTGAAGTTTTAGAAGAATTACAAAAAGATTAATGAAAACCAAAAAAGATTATCAATATAGCTATAACCATGTTAAACAAAGATTAAAAGAACGATATAATTTTGATATTGATAAACATTTTTATGATGAAATGAATGAGTCAATAAAACCATATATCGGTAATCCGGATATTGGAACGGATAATAATGGAGAACAAGAAATTCACACTATGTTTCTAAAAAATAGGATTGTGAAAATTGTCTATTCAATATCAAAAAAAAGAATAACAACTGTATTGCCATAAATTTTGGATGGGGAATTTGAATGTATGCTTCGGACCTATATGGGACAAGCGAGTGTCGTAATTCCCCATCCATTTTTTTTCGTTAGATTTTTTTTGGAACAAAATAATATAAAATAAAATAAGAGGAGTTCGACTATGCCACCAAATAGAAGATATTGGTCACCATCCAGAACATACGAATTTGAGTTGAAAATAGGAAACCGAGATCTTACTCCTGACCTATATAAATTGACCGTAGTAACAGGAATTGATTTTCCATATCAAACATTTCAACTGGAGTTATTTCTTGACCCATCTGATATTATTTTAGAAAAGATATATGGTCAACAAGAAATCAAATTAGTATCAACGTTCTTTGCAACAGCACCAAATATTCCAAATGATGTAATTGAGTTTGATCTTATGTATCTTTCTGGAGATTTGAATCTTCAAATTCAAAATACAATTCAGGATAAACAGGATGTAAAAAGAGTACCGATATCTTTTACAGCAGTACCCAGAGACGCATTTAAGATAATGTCAAATTATGTCAACGATGTTTATGAAAACGCATCCGTTGCTTATGTAGTTGAAGACTTAGTTCGTAAATCAAAAGGTATTGTTCAATACGATAACGTCGGAAGAAATCTTACAATTACAGATCAAATAATCGTTCCTCCAACAACTCTTTATCAAGCAATAAAACATTTAAATAGAACATTTGGTTTGTTTGATGGATGGTTGGGGTTATGGTGTGCATATGATAGAAAATTATATTTAAAAAACTTATCATCTAAAATGAAATCGTCTAATTTATTTACAGTATATCAATTTGCAAGTAATGTTGATAACTCGGAAATTATACAAAAGTTAGATGAAAAAACTTACTATACAACACAACCTATCCAAACTAGCTATAACGGAAATACAAAATTTGCAATATATGCCCCAACTATGAAACATATCGTAAAACCAAAAGATAAATTAAGTTATACAATTGAATTAAATTTAGAATCATTCTCAAAAGATTATGGTATAATTTCTAAAAAAAATAAAATATTTTTCGACAATTTAGCTATAAATTCATCAAATAGAAAACGAATTTATAAAGATCATACAGGGTATGAAAACACTCAATCATTCATCAATGCAAATATGGCAGAAGAAATTGGGGACTTAACTGAATTAGAAATAAAATTAGAAAGATTTTTAAAATTAAAAAGTCTTATGAATGTTGGGGAATCTGTAAAGTTCGTATCTAAGATTGATGATTATAAAGATTTAACTGGGGATTATATAATGAGAGGGTCTCAATTAAATTTTACTAAAGCGAAAGATTGGGAATCATCTGCAATTCTAAAATTAATCAGAACAAATAGGATTATTTCTGATGGGTAATTTCAGAACAAATATCAAAGGAGACCCTTATGGCAAACCAACTACGAACTTTAGCTCAAAAATACGTTGAAGAATTTTTAAAATGCAAGTCTTCGTTTGATTACTTTTGCCGCAATTACGTTCTAATTGAATTGCCTGGTAGAGATCAAAAATTAATACCGTATAGAAAACAAACAGAATTAGTTGATTATATTGAACATGAACATTATGTATTAGTTCTAAAGAGCCGCCAAATTGGCATCTCAACAATTATTCAAGCATATGCAGCATGGCTAACTATATTTTATGATAATGTTGTTATAGGAATTATTTCAAAGGATGGAAAAGAAGCCACAGATTTTGCTAGAGCCATTAGAGGAATAATTGAAAAACTACCCGATTGGATGAAACCATTAAAAGGTATATTAGGTAGAGGTTTTGCAAAAAGAACTGAGCAATCATTTATTTTAACAAATGGTAGTAAAGTATTTGCTTCACCGGTTAATCCAAATGCTCCTGATAAAACACTTCGTGGTAAAGCTATAACATTTTTAGTTATAGACGAAGCTGCATTTGTTCATTATGTTGATACTGCCTGGACTTCAATGGTTCCAGCTCTTTCAACTAATCAGATGCAAGCTAGAAAGATGCGTATTCCATATGGAACAGTTGTTTTATCAACTCCTAATAAAACAATTGGAGTTGGTCAGTGGTATTTTGAAAGATATCTAAAATCAATATCGGGAGATGATATCTTTAAACCATTTGTTATTCATTGGAAAATGATTCCTGAACTTGCTGATGATCCTTCATGGTATGAAACACAGTGTAGATTATTTGACAATGACCAAAAGAAAATTGCTCAAGAGTTAGAACTAAAATTTTTACCAGCAGAGGGATCATTCTTTGAAGCTAATACAGTTGAGAAGATGCAAGATTCTACACAAAAACCAATAGAAAAAATGAGAATATACAACGGAATAATATGGCAATTTGAAAATCCAATTCCTGAGACAACTTATATAATTGGAGTCGATACTGCACCAGAGCACGGAAATGATAAATCAGCAGTAACTGTTTGGAACTATCAAACTATAGAACAAGTGTGGGAATATCAAGGTAAATGTAAAGTCCTTGATTTTGTAAATGTTGTAAAAGTTGCAGCAGCAACATATAAAAATTCTGTGATAGTTGTAGAATCGAACTCATACGGAAACCAAGTTGTTGAGCATTTAAATGCAAGCGAATATAGCTCACAATTATACAAAGAAAAAAGAGGAAATGGATTAATACCAGGATTATCAAATAACTCAAAAACTAGACCATTGATGATTGATGCTCTTTATTCATATATAACTCAATATCCACAATCTGTTAAATCAGAAAGGTTAGCATTAGAGTTAAC